GATTTATGAAAGGTGATTACAAAAATGATAAAAGGCTGTTTAGGTTTGACTATTATTCCAAAATGGAAATAAATGGAGTTATTGAGTGTGTCGAAAATTGGAAAGAAGTACCATTCAGAGAAACTTTTATTGGTACGCCTCAAACTCTTATTTCAACTTCTATTATCGGTGTGGTTGCTGGTGGGTCTGCGCTTTTGGCTCCTTTGATAAAAAAGCTAATTTCTACAATATTTAAAAAACTAAAGAAAAAGATTACAAAAGAAGAAAAAGAGATAGAATAACATTGAACAACCAAAACCAGTAAAAGGTTTGAAGTTCAACCAGCCTAGTCCTCATTCAAGGCAAAAACCAGTTTTAGAGATTAGGAAAGCGGAACAGTTGTTCATTTTAATTTATGAGCGTGTGGGATAACTTGACCCATCTTTTCAGTAACTATGACATCTTCACATATCTTGTGATAGATACTTGATTTTGCATATTGAATACCAGCAATTTTTAATTCACCGCAGTTTTTCAACCTTGCCAACTCATAATCTAATTTTTTGTTATTAAGTATTTGATTTTGTATTTTTTCTTGTGTCGTAGCTGACCTTAAACAAGCGTCTTGATATGCAGAACCTAAAGGTATAGAAAAGGTCGCAGCAATACCAAAATTAATTCCAAGACTGTCTTTGTTAGCTGAATAGTTTTCTTGGTGATATAGTATTTCCCCAGCGTTAGTTAAGTTACCAGATTCGTCCATTGCCATGTTGTACACTGGCGTTGTGTAGCGTAGATCTTGAGGACGCTTTTGATTGTAGGTGGTAGTTACAAACGGAGAAATAGTAAGCATTGAGTTTTGGCAAACTACACCACCACCAAATTGAGACTCAATGAGATTGCCTTGTAAGACCTGCACAGCTTGATTGGAAACGCTTGATGACGACTGGGCTACGGGAGCTGCCGTACTAGAATTATTTGCTAAAACTGGTTTATTTATGAGACAAGTAAGACTTGCTATTGCGAGAAGACTGTAGTAGTTTCTGTGACGCTTTCGCTTGTGATTTGCCTTGTTAGATCGGTTATTCGACTTACTGAGGGCTGCTGATAGACCTGAGTAAACTGAAACGCCCCTCCATCTGTGGTTAGACGCCAGTTTGCGGTGTTGTTCAAATCTACTTGTTTCCATGTATATTTTTCACCATTAAGGGTGGTTTCTAAGTCAGTGTAACTAGGATTTATGTTACCGTCAGCCGTAACTCCCGATCCTGTCACGCTATAAGTAGAGCCACCAAATTCAGTGGTTCTTATTGTTTCTGTAATATTAGTGGTTGTTCTTGTCGTTGAAAAACTACTACCCTGAGAAAAATTAGGAACAACTGGTATTGCATAAAGAGGATTAGATACAAATAAAATTAGTAAACCTAACCATTTCATTAATCTAATACACTTAATTCTGTGACAAATTGAGCAATACCTGTAGTACCAGCTCCACCAGCAACTACCGTTGTTAAACCCGCACTTGTTACAGTACCAGCTAAGTTACCAGCAACACCTCCAGAGTAACTTGTTGTCTTGCTAAAAACAGGCAGATCCGCAATAATTCCCGAAGCGACATCCACTCCAGAGCCGACAGCGTAAGCTGCGTCCCCACCGATAAATGACTCTTGAAAACTGAAGGCTGACCCTGCTGTGTTTATATCATAAGTACCAGCATCTAATGTGGCTGCCGCTGTAGCACTTGCTGGTGCTACTAACTTACCAAAATGATCGTCAGCGGATGCAACTTTTATATTTGAACCTGAAACACTGTATGTACTAGCACCACGTTCAGCAACGGTATAAGCACCATCAACTGTAAGTTGGGTTGAACTGGTCATTTTGTGAATCATGTCCGCTTGTGCGGCTGGCATAAGTAATGCTGCGAGAAGAATTAATTTTTTCATTTTTTGGAAGATTCTGGGTCAACTATTAATTTTATAGGAGTATCAATCCTAACAAGCTGTGTAGTTCCTAACAGTTCTTGTAATTCAGATTTTACACTTTTTCCTTGTTGTTTGCTGCCGTTATCTTTACCCTTTTGAGTAATAGAAGCTCCAAAGCTGCTGGCAAGTCCAACAAAAACCGAAGCAATAAATGTAGGATCAATTTTTTGCTGTGGTATTCCTAATTTAGACAAATCTAAGTACGATAATGACAACATTGCTGTTGCCCACCCCAACAAAATAAGCCGCACTAAGAGTGAAACAAATTCAAATTGTTCTTCTCTATCTGGTACAGCTTCTTGAAGCTTGAACCATACACCTTTTTTTTCTTGTTTAGGTTGTTCTGCCATAAAAGCGAAGCATCTTGTCTAATACTAGCATTTTAGCTATGTTTGGAAAGTAAAACATAGTTATGTCATGTATAAAATTTTAAAACCAATATTATTGACCTTTTTGACTACCACAGCGTGTAAAAGGTTAGTCATTGATTTGCTTAGAGCAATTTGTAAACAGACAACAAATACTCTTGATGATCGTGCAGTTGACGTTTTAGAAAAACAACTTTTTCCATAAATGAAAAATATAATTGACGCACTAACCAGCAGCTACAGTCTTGAGGGTGAGTTTGAAGTGCAAAAGTCTATACAGTTCATACAGAACATGGAAGATATTGAACTTCTCAAGCCCTATGCAATAAAGCTATTACAGACAAACGCAAAACAAGCTCATTTTGTAAGCACTTCACTTGATTTTATTGCTGCTCAACAAGCTTATATTGTGAGATTAGAAAGCAAAGTACGCAAGAAAAAAGCGACCTTCTGGGATCGCTTGAAATTTGTTATATTAAATAAAAAGTAGAGGTCTTACAGACTGACTTGCTTATATAAAGACGGAAACCTGTATCAGGGTTGACTCTCTTTATATCCTCGAAGGGAACTCATAACATCTTTGATTGAAAGTTTGGAGTCGATCCCAAATCTACTTAGAGTCATCAATAGTAAATTCTTTCAAAGGAGCAGCTTGTCACCTCACTCAAAAAGGTTGTCATGCCTCTAAGTTGAGGGCTTACATAGCTTTGATCTATTACTGAAGTTACGGCTAGAGGACTTCTAGCTTCCCTTCTTGTTTATTGAATTACGATTCAAATAAACCACCATGCTAATGCCTCTAAATTAAGGAACTAAATCCTTTTCGGTAATATCAAACCAAGTTGCAGACTCAATAACTTCTCCAGTTTCATGGTTTGTTCTTGTTGTTTCACAAAATTCATATGTTCTTTGAGATTTCAGATGATAAAAAATCTGACCGACATATGGATCGCTTGGAAAAGTTAATAGATACATAATTAAAAAGGTAAATCCTCTGGAAGTTCACGCTGGTTTGCTCTTACGTTTACAGTCCGTTCAGAGGCTGGTTTAAAGTTCATTGGTGCAACTTTGCCTGAGTTACCCCAGAGGCCGCCCCAAAGGGAAAAGCCAGCTACTTCATCATAATCTGACTTGCTTCTGTAAACACGAATTGTAGTGCCGTCCATCCTTGCAGTTTCAGCAGCTTGTTTAAACCATTTTGCAGCCTTTTCAGCTTCTTCACAAGAAAAATCCATAATTACGTTTCTTTCTGGTGCGTTTTCTCTATCGCTGTTGTTGTCAACGATTCTTAGTTTTGCGTTAAATGCGGTGTTTGCCATTGTTTTTAGATAGTTGTTGAATTAATTGGTGTAACATTGTTTGCTTCTTCCCAAGCAAGGACTTTGTACAAGTCATATCTAACTCTAGGTTCGCCATAAGAAACAGCAAATATTGAGACTTCATAGTAATCAGGCCCTATGCCTTTGTACCGCCATCTTCTTATGGAGTCTGGGTGCATACCATATCTATGAGCTAATTGATCTGTAGAAAGAAATTTATCTTTAGCCGCAGCTTTTAACATTTTATCTTTCATGTTGTAATTACCTCTTTTCTAGTTTTGATTAGATCGCAAAGGTCGTTGTAATCATTTTGTGCTATTTCTTTGTTAGTGTAATAAACTTCCAAAGCTCCAGCACATAAATCAAGCGTTTTTCTAGTATTAGCTTTTAAGATTGCATCTTTAGCAGCGACAGAACGATTTTCAACTGGCTGGGCTGATCTGTCTTTAACTGGTTCTGCTGATCTGTCTTTTTTTGTATTTTTCCATGCTTTTTTAGCATCATAAAGTGATAGTCCAAACTGATTACCAAACTGCATTAAGGCACGTTTTCTAGCGTCAGATTCAGCTTCTTTTACTGCTGATTCATGTTTGTCACCTAAGTTAACTCTTTCACCTTTACCATGTCCAGCACCAACTCCTTCTCTAATTACATCACCAACTGTCACTCTGACTTTTGCAATGTAAGTCACACAAACATCATCATTCTGCACACAGTCAAGCTGTATTGTCTCTGACTGCCAGCCATCAAATCCAAAAATGCGATTTGCTTCTTTAATAACGTGCCAGCTTTCAACATAAGCAAGCTGTAAAGTACCACTTCTATTGCCATCCCTAGTCTCTACGTTTTTAGGGTCAATAGGTTGATTGAGTAGTTCAATTTGTTCTTTAGTAAATGTCATAACCATCTAGGGGGTGTAAGTGTTTTGATGCCCTCTGGTTCATAGTTGGTGTAACCTGACCAGATGCCTGACTCTTGGGCGTTTTTGATGTCAGACAAGGTTTGTTCTTGTAGCTCATAGCCACGTTCTATAAAGTCAGGTGACAGTTCGTAAACTCCCACGCTATATGGAAATACTTTCTCAACAGCAACAAAAATAAATCGCTTTGCTCCAGTGCCTTGAAGGTAATGACTACTTTGAAGAAAATACTTAAAATTAACAATAGTTTTAGTAAATGCCTCTGGTGATGCACCACCTTCACCTGTGGTTTTAAGATCAATAACCATATCATCAATCACATAGTCACAACGGCATTTGCATTGCAAGCCTGTTTCTCTATGCTTCCACCAGTAGGATTGCTCTGCTAAACCTCTACTGTCTTTCAAAGTATCTTGAATGATGTAGTTGTTAGCAAATTCGTTATTACAAAGAGCCTTATAGATACCAGTAAGAGTATCCATTTCTGGAGTTGTAAAAGTTTCTATGCCTTTTTCTTGCATAGCTAATGCTGTTGCTTTGCCAGCTTTTGTTCTTTTATCGTCTAATAAAGAATAAGAAACAGGAAAAAGTTTAGGCTCAAGTACAAACTTATGACACATAGATCCAAACTTCATTGCTGGGGTTGCAATTCTGGGTGGATTGTTTTTGCCATACTTATAGATGTTGAAAGCCTCAAGGCCATGATCTATGGCATATTTCAAATCAGAAGCAGCAATGGCTGGATCTGATCTATAGACTTGTTCGTCAATATCAACTGACGTTATGTGTGGTGTGGTGTTGTTTAAAGATTCCATTTTGTTATAGTAATGGTGTCCTTTGGTGTTAGGACAACAGGTGGATACTGGTAGAGATCAGGGGTGGTCTTTACCAGTATTTTTTTTGACAATTTCTTCAAGCTCTATAAGTGCTTGTTGAGTGTTTTTTAGTTCTTTTAAAAGTCCATCATTAAAGTTAATTAAAGATGTTTGATTCTTTTCAAGATCAGCAAGCCTTTGCAGCATACGTTTCATTTCAAAAGTCATTGTTTTTCAGACTCCTTAGCTAAATTTGTAAGTTCTTTACCGATTTTGTGCCACCTTTTAGTAACCTCCATCAACTGATCTTCAATCTTTTTTTGTTTTAATGGATTAGCGTCTTCTCGTCTGAGTTTGACTGATTCAGAAATAAGAGCTTTTCTTTGTTTATCAATTTTAATAAATTGCATTTCAAGATCAGCAGTTTTTTGATCTAGTGTTAGTCCATAGTGATCTAAATTAACTGTCGTTTGTTCTATTGGAATATCAACCAATATCTCAACTTGTTTTTGCCCCTCTGTTTCAAAATCCATTTGTCTAAAGTTTGTAATAGGAAAAGGACATTCATTAAGCCATTTTTCAAGTTGACCATTTTTAAAGTCAAGACGGTTTAAAAGTTTTTTGTTCATTTTTGTAGCTCCTTACAAGCAAGTTCAATACCAGCATTACAATCTGCAACTGTCATGTCGTATAAAGTTCCAGTAAGGGTTGTATAAAACAACCCCATACCAGCAAGTAAAAGTAAAAAGTTTTGCATTAGTACCACCTCTCTGCCCAACTAAACTCAACACCTAGTTTTTCTAGCTTGTCGATTATTCGTCTAGCTGCTGCTGCAACCTTACCGCCATACTGTGGACTAACATCTTCTGCTCTGTCCATAGTGCTGCCAGATATGCAATCATCTAAAACCATTTTGTCGATCTTATCTAGCTCTGGTAATGTTTTGTACTTTTGAAGATGAGTATAAAGTTTGTGACAGCTATCCTCAACAGCTTGTTCTGGATAAACTTCACGTTCAACAGTTCGACCATCTTTTTCTGTTGAATACTCAATGATGATGTCTTTTGTTCTATTGCGATCACCATAAACTTTAATGAGGTAATCTTCATAAAAGTCACATGAACATTCGACAATACACTCTTCGGGTCTGTCAGTGATAATCTCTACTTCGAGATTAGTAAACTTTGTTTGGGTCATTTAAATACCTTGCGAAAGAATGGCTATCTCAGCCATAACCTAATATTATATGCACTATGTTGCACTGTCAAGTCCTATAAGATATTGTTTCAGATCCATAACATTTATATAAACTTATAGGGCAAGGGTGGACATATATATATTAATCATGTATTATTTAAATATGAGGTCGAGAGATCGGCTGATTATTCAAACTTCGCAAAGAATTTAAAATGAGATTTTTAAACGGACAAAAAATTCACGTTACAAAAGAAACAAGAATTGACCTTCCTGACGGAAGACAACAAATAACTTTTGAATATGCAGATGGATATGTCTACAGTTTTAAACACGTCAAATACTGGCATCCTTATGAACTTAAATATCCTTTTAGAGATATGAAAGCTCAGAATTGGAAGAGCTATGTAAAGCTTGGCCAAAAATTAAAAGCTTTAGGTGTTTTAAATTTTGATGCCAAAGATTACAGCCTTGAAAAAGTAATGGACGCTTTAGAAAAGCATATGCCTAAAAACATTAAACCTTATGCTTATCAAGGAGATAAAAGAACTTGGAAGCAAATCGGCTTTGATAATTTTAAAAAACAAATTCTAGGAAACTAAACCTAATAGCCCCACCTCAACTGGTGGGGTTTTTATTTATTTGTACAATATAGCTATGACACTTGAACATCAATTCAAAAAAGCTTTTCTTGAACAGGAGGAAGAAAAGTTTATTGAGTACCTTTGTGACAAAAGGACTAGAGCAGAAGTTATTGCAGCAATAGAAAAAATTGCTCTGATTAACTTAGAAATAAAAAATTGTGATGATGTTATATATACAGCTAACATTCCAGAATTTGATGATCCCTTGTTTTAGGGGTTAATATTTAGATGTAAGAGATTACAACTTCGTGTATTTAAAAACTACATGAACATTTTTCTTAACATCAAAGCTGAAGATGCCCACAGGCTCAGACAGTTTTTAAAAAAGAATCCATCAACTAAGGGATCTGGTATCTCAAGAGAACATCTTGACGCTGGTATTATCTCCAGAGTTGTTTTTCAACTTGAAAGTGCATTGAATGAATTATGAGTCGGGAAGCCTGATGACTTATGCAAAGCAAGTCTGAAAGCTATACAACACCCTACGCAACACAGGGGAAGGCAAGGCGGTTAGCGAAGAGCCGATCTATCTCCCGACTATTCACATAATGTATATTTTGCTTTTATATCCTCTACAATCATTTCTGGATATTGAATAGTGTGCCAGATATGACCACATTCATAACATTCTCTACGTCTTACAATAACGTGTTTTGAG